CGGCATGCTCGGCATGGCCACCAGCCAGCCGTCACTCACCCTGGCCAGTGCAGACGTATCCACAGATCCTGTGGGTGCAGCTGTCCTGGTGGGCGCGGTGGCGTATGTGGTGGCCGCGCACGAGCCCGATGGCACTGGCGTCAGCCGCCTGCTGCTGGAGGTCGCATCGTGAGCATGGTCAACACCGCAGTCACCGCCATCATGGCAGCCTTAAGCGCTGGCCCGGCAGTGGCAGCGCAGATTGACCGCGTTCGCCTGCGCCCCCTGGCCAAGGCAGTTACGCAGGCCGTCAGCGTGCGTCCGCTCAAGGCCGAGGTCAGCGACTTGTCTCTCGCCCCAGGCTACCCAGTTAGCTGGAACACATCAGTGGCTGTCGAGTGTTATGTCAAGTCCGTGGCAGGCACCGCGCCCGATGTCGCTGTCGACTCCCTCGTCAGCGCCGTCTATGCCCGCCTCATGGCCGACATCACCCTCGGTGGTGTTGTCATTGCCATGCAGCCGATCCAGATCGACTACGACTTTGACGTGGATGGCGAGCAAACCACCTGCGCCACTCTCGCTTTTAACGTGCGCCAGCGTGCCAACGACGCAACCCTGACCTAACCCATAACTTTTCCACCCACACCAGGAAACCATCATGTCCTATTTCTTCGCAGAAGGCTCCAAGTTCTACTTCAGCCGCACCTTCGCCGCAGCCAAAACCCTGTCTGCCATCACCAACGCCGACCCCGCAGTCGCCACCAGCGTGGCCCACGGCTATGCTGATCTGGACGAAGTCCTGGTCACATCGGGCTGGGAAGACGCCAACAACGCCGTCCTGCGCGTCGACCAGCTCACCGCCGATACCTTTGGCTTGACCGGTCTCGACACATCAGACCTCAACTTCTTTGCAGCTGGTGGCGGCGCCGCCAGCACCACGCAAAAGATCAGCGGCTGGTTGGAGATCCCGCAAGTGCTCACCATCAGCGACAGCGGTGGCGATGCCCGCCTCACTGCAGTCACGCCATTGGCAGCCCGCAACGGCTTCAATGTGGCCACCGGCTTCAACCCCGCCAGCCTGACCTTGACCATGGGCCATGACCCAAGCCTGGCCAACTGGAAAACCATGTTGGCTGTCAGCCGCCGCCTGGAGAAGGTTGCGTTCAAGGAAGTTCTGGCCGGTGGTGGCGTCACCTACGGCTACGGCTACCTCAGCTGCTCCGAGTTCGCCAAGCTCAACAACGGCCAGCCCAACAGCGTCACCGCTGTTATCAGCTTCCAGGGCCGCACCTTCGCCTACTAACAGGCGTTGCAAGTTTGTGCGCGGCAGGGTGGTGTTTTTTCATTTCGCCACCTGCCCGGTTTTGCCCGAGCTTGGCACGCCGCGCACATCCCCATTTTGGGGGAATCCATCCACCTCGGGCTGCATGAACTTATAGATCGGGCACACCACCATGGCAATCAAAATCAGCGTCTCAGACATCGTTGGCATCAAGATCGAGGCCACCATCAACGACGAGACCGGCGCCGCCAAACCCTACGAATTTGGCCTCACCTGCACCCGCCACACCAGTGAAGAGATCGACGACAAGCTGGCTGGCGACTACTCCGCACCCGCCGTCATGGCCTTCATGCTCGAAGTCATCAAAGGCTGGTCGGGCGTGCGCAGTGAAGACGACAAGGCCGCTGTGCCCTACTCTGAAGACAACTTCCGCGCACTGTGCAAGACCGCTGGCGTCTTGTTTCTCGCGTTCAAGTGCTACCGCGAGCAAGTGGGCGTCAAAGCAAAAAACTAGCAGCGCTCGCCCGTGCAATCGCCAGCCAACCCTCACCAGACGATGCAGCCGCACAACCCCAGCGCAACCCATGGCTCGCTGCGCGGCAAAAGCATCTGCAAGTCGCTGGCCTTGAGGCCGATGAGGTTGTGTACCTCTGGCCCTGCAACGTGCGCGCGTGGGACTGCTGGTGCGATGTGCAAACCGAGTGGCGCAACCCAGGCATGGGCGGCTCATCCTGGCTCGATCTGGCTGGAGTGCGCGCCTACCTCGACGAGGAAGGCATCACCGGTGACGAGCGCAAAGACATCTGGGCCGGCATCCGTGCCGCCCAGTCTGCCGTGCTGGAAGTCTGGGCTGAAAAGCAAAAGAAAGCCAACCAACAGGCACAACAACAGGGGCGCTGAAATATGGCTGATGTAGGCATCAAGATTCGGGCAACCGACGAGGCCAGTGGCGTCTTCGGCAAGGTCGCCGCCGAGGCTGGCAAGCTCCAGGGCGCAGTCTCCAACGTTGGCAGCAGTTTTGCCGCCTTGGGCACTGCAGCCATTGCAGGCATGTCGGTCATCAGCTTTGCCGGCCAGATCAAGCAGACCATTGACCTGGCTGACAGCTTCAACAAACTCAGCCAAAAAACCGGCATTGCTGTCGAAGATTTCTCCAAGCTCAACTACGCCGCCAGCCTGGCCGACGTCTCCACCGAGACCTTGGCCGCTGGCATGCGCAAGCTCAACATCAGCATCGCTGACGCAGCGGGTGGCAACAAAGAAAAGGCCGCCCTGTTCAATGCCCTGGGTGTCAGCTTCAAAGACGCGGCAGGCCAGGCGCTGTCAGCAGACAAAGTATTCACCAGCCTGTCCGATGCCCTGGCCAAAAGCGCTGACGGTGCCGAGAAAATCGCAGTCGGATCAGACCTCATGGGCAAGGGCTTTGAGGGCCTGGTGCCGCTGGTCAACACCGGAGCCAAGGGCCTGGCAGACATGGGCGACGAGGCCAAAAAACTCGGCATCGTCATGGGCGCAGACTTCGCCAAAAACGCCGAAGAGTTCAACGACAACCTGCGCCGCATCAACGTGGCAGGGCAGGGCCTCTTTGTCACCCTGGCGGGCGATCTGGTCAAGGGCCTGGGTGACGCTGCCCGCGAGATGGCGCAAGCCGCCATCGATGGCGGCAAACTTGCTGGCGTGATAGCGGGCATACAAACCCTGTTCACCGGCACCGACCAATACAAAAACGACAAAAAACTGGTCGAGCAGACAGAGCTCATGCTCTCGCTGGAAAAGTCCCTTACCGTCGCCCGCAAAAGTGGCAACGCCGCCTACATCAAATCGCGCGAAGACGCTCTGGCTGCAGTCAACGCCGAAATCAAAACAACCATGTCTTACCGCAAGCTGCTGCAAGACATGGAGACCGATAAAAAGAAAAACGAACCCCCAAAGCCCACCGGCGTTACACCAAATGTAAAAGCCGCCAATGCCCTGCTGGGTAGCAGTGGCAATGGCCCCAAGACCCCCAAAGACACCGCCAACGCCTTTGCAGTCGAACAAGAGGCAGCCAAAGAGTGGGCCAAAGCCTACGAGGGCGCCACCAAAGCGCGTGATGACCTCATTGCCAAAAACCTGGGCCTGAGCAAGTCAGAGGAAGACCTCAAGCGCTACATGGAGAGCACGGCATCCGCCATCAACGAAAAAACCAACCCCGCCATGAACGCCATGGTGCAGTCAGCCCTGCAGGCCAACATTGCCCTGGAGACCATGGGCAAGCTGGCCGACGTCATAGAGGCCCAGCAAAAGCGCACCAGCACCGCCGAGGAAGAGACCGCCAAAGAGCGCGACCGCGTAGCCGCCATTGGCCTTACCGAGCAGGCCATTGCCGAGCTCAATGCCACCCGCCTGGAAGAGATGGCCACGGCCAAAGAGCGCAGCCTCATGGCAGCAAAAGAGATCGACCTCAGCGGCGAGCTGGCCGAGAGCATCAAGGCCGAGGTCAAAGCCCTGCGCGAGCGCGCAGGCCTGGCCCGCCTGGGCTCCCTGAAAGAGTCTGAAGTCGCAGCCGCCAAAGCAGCTGCAGACGAATGGAAGCGCGGCTGGGAAGAAACTGACCGATTGGGACGTCAGGTATGGTCTGACCTGACAACTCAGGGCGAAAACGCTGCAGACAAGATTGGCAAAGCGTTTCGAACAACGGTTTCGTCTGCACTGTATGACGTGTTTGCCAAGCCGTTTCTACTGCAGGTTTACACCAGCATCGCTGGAGGAAGTGCTGGCGGCACAGTTGGCGCACTGGGGCAGGTAGGCAACGCAGCCAACGGCGTCAGTGCCCTAAGCAGCATCGGCATAACCAACGGCGCTGGAATGCTAGGCTCTGTCTTTGGCAGCAACGCAGCCTATGGCGCAGCACTCGGCACCACCAGCGTTGGCGCAGGCTCACAAGCTGCCATGCTGGCCGCACAGACCGGCGAGTTTGGCGCAGCAGGGCTATCCGCTACGGCAGGGGCCGCTGGTGGGACATTGGGCACCGTGATGGCCGCTGCGCCCTACGTGGCCGCAGCTCTCGCTGTCATTTCGTTGCTGAAAAAGGATTTCGTCAGCGCCACTGACTCAGGCCGTGCAGCCATTGACTACAACGCCGCTGGCGTAGGCAGTGCAGCCTACCGAACCACGGGTGATGCAAGCCAACTTGCAACCGCCACCAACGCCACCAACGCAATCGAAAAAGCATACCAAGACGCTGCTAAGTCTTTTGGCATCAAGACCATCGGGGGAACTTTTGAAGTTGGCTACAACACCGGGGCCGGTGGAGCGCACCCGAACACGGGAATTGGCGCTAGTTTTGGTGGTTTGAGTTACAGCAGCGGCGAAGTCAGCAGCGCAGACACCGCTGCCGTGCAGCTTGCCGCCAGCCGGGCCGTTTTCACCGCCCTGCAAGCCAGCGAGCTGCCTGGTTACCTCAAGACCGTGTTTGATGGCGTCACCGCTGGAACGGCCACCCAGGCGCAGATCGACAACACCCTGGCCTACGCATCGTCGCTCAAGTCTGTGCGCGAGGCCATGCTAGAAACACGCGACCCGGTGCAGGTGCTCAAAGACAGCGTGGCCGACGGATTCAAAACGCTGGGTACCAGTGCAGAAACATTCAAGAATGATTTTGTAGCCGCTATTGATGCAGGCATCAGCCCCGAAAATCTGTCCAAGTGGGGAAATTTAAAGACCGCCATGGACCAACTGGCCCCGGCGCTGGACCAGGTAGCACAGGCGACCGCAAACGCAGCCGCTGCGGCACAAAGTGCCGTCCAAAATTGGGGCACAAGCGCAGACGTTAGAAACTTCAAAGCGACTCAGCTGCAAAGCACATTTGCCGCGTCTGGGTTCAATGTAGACCTGCAAACTATCCTTGGCGCAACCAAAGAAACGACGCTGGCGTACTTCAATTCACTCTCTGAAAATGACCCGGCAAAAAATGTGCTGTACGACAACCAGCAAGCCATTTACGACCTCGTCAAGACGCTGGAAGCCCCGGCACAGGCAGCAGCAAGCAGTGGGTACAGTGGCGGTGGATCACCCGCACCCGACACAGCCCTCACCGCCTGGCAAGACGCCACCGATGCAATTGTGGAGACCATGGCAGACCTTCGCAGCGCCCTGGTGGGCGAAGGCCCCAACAGCTTTGCCAAGCTCCAGGCGCAATTTGTT